AATCCGGTATCAGTTGTCGTATATTGAATTAGTACGTTTCCTGCAGATACTGTTGCGCTAAATACAACTCCAGTATCATTAAGATTACTAAAATCATTATTTAAAGACACATTTACTGAGTCATTAACAACTAACATTCTTCCAACTTGTTTAGATGTACTTCTTGTTAAACTATATTCAACAATTGCATAATTATAATCAGTAGCACTATAACTAAATGCCGTTGTTGGAGATAGTGTATTATTAACAAGACTGGTGCTACTGCTTAAAGCTGTTATAGCAAGTCCATTTAAATTTAAAAACTTTCCACTGCTGTCCCATTTTAATTCAGCTTCTCCAGAAAAATTACCAGAGTTATTGAATTGAATAGTTCCAGTTGTTCCTCCGGGGCTGCCACTACCACCGGTTGCTAGTTGCCAAGAGGATCCATCCCATATGTACAGGCTGGATGTATCCTTTACAACTCTAACGTCACCTTGGACATTACCTACTGCGGGTAAAGAGGCAAGAGAGTCAACACTTGATTTATAGTTGACAGCTCCACCTTGTCCAAGTTTAATAAAAACATCAGCCATTACCTTGGATCACCCTTTGCGTTAATGCGCACTGTTAGTGTGCCACTTCCAGAGGTTGCAGTATAAAAACACTGGACTTTATCGAAAGTGTTAATATCTCGTGAATATGCAATTTTATCTACGCCAGATACAGCAACAACGCTATCTGGATCTACAGTTAAATCAGCATCGGTGTTGCCCATTTTAACAGAAAATGTACCAACGGGGGAGCCTGTAATGACTGCTACAATAGAAAATCCGTCAGCTCTTGATAAATCTACAATATCAGATTCAATGTTAGACGACATGTCTCCATTGGTTACGATATTATAATTGAAGATATTTTCACCCATTAGTCATTCCACCGTTTTACAACATATCTCATGGTAACGTCAGTTCCAGTATTCGTTGTAGAATACCGAAGTCTGACGTTACCAGAGTTTACATCACCTTCAAAACTGACGCCGCAATCAACCACTGTCGAGGCATTACCTGCCACCTGTACTGTCGTTCCGTCTGATGATATAATAAGTTGCCCAGTTTCTTTTCCAGTTGCTCTAACAAGAGAATAATCCACAATAAAGTTTTTGTTAGATGCTACAGGAAAAGTAAAAACATTACCAGTTGAGAAATTTAAGAGCGTAACTGTAGTTTGCTCGTCTAAAATATACCCATTGGCGTTAATTTGATCAACGTTTGCAGTAGTAACATTTAAAGTAGTTACATTCGCAGTTGGTAGAGTTGCTGTACCAGTTACTGATAGAGCATTTAAAGTCCATAGACCAGTTGAATCTATATTACCAGCTGCTGCTCCATTTGTAGTAAAACTGAGCTGATTTGGTGTACCATTATAAATACCAGTATCTGGGTCATTTATAAATGTAAAAGAAGGTGCAGCTGCCGTTCCAGAAATCCATTGAAGTTGACCTGTAGATGAAATTTGACCGGATTGAACTCCAGCTGAAGTGAAACCAAGAGTGTCTGCTGCTGATCTATATATACCAGTGGTTAAGCTAGATTGAAATCGTAGAGATGGGGTTGCAGCACTACCATTTGCAAGTTCATAGATTCCAGAAGCGATTGTATTGTTAATTAAAGTGTCGATGCTATTTACTAGCTGTGTTATACCTACAGCCCAGTTTGTTGCATCTTGACCCCAGTTTTCATCACCGAGCCTGGGGTATTGATATGTTACGCCATTTAGGCTTAATGGAATTGGCAAATTAATCTCCCTCGCAATTGTTAACAATAGCAAGACACTAACTTAGTCTTCCAGCAGTCCGACCAATTCCGACGTGTCCATATGTAACAGTGTTTACAATACTACTTATTAAAGTTTTTAGGCTTTTTTCTTAGGATACGTTAAAATAGGAAATTTCAACTTTTTAAGTAAATAACGCCTTCTTGAGGTAAAATAAACATATCTATGCTTTCTAGATCTAGGAGCTAAGTATAGGTCATCTCCATAGAATTCTTTTAACTCTTTTATACTATATCCCTTAAACCATTTATATTGATGTGTCACAACTCCCTTTAGTTTATATTCTAAAACGGCCTTCGTTAGACCTAGATATATCCAATTAGTAGCTTGATATACCGTTCCTATGTGATTTTGAGAACTGTCTGCAAAGGACACTATAATATCATAACCGGTTTTATGTAATGTATTACCAATGAGGTAGCTTTCGCAGTTTTTTGGAAGACCGTCTTTTACCCATAAACGAGTAAGCTCAATTACATTTTTAGCCTCTTCTTTGCCACATATGCTATTAAATACGCTTCCAGATGGACCTCGACCATAAATTATAACTCCTTCTATCTCATTTGTATCATTAGAAATTAAACCGAAGGCTATTTTATAAGGAGCCTTTGCATGTAAATAATGATTCTTTTTAACTAATTCTTGAGCCTTTGTATACGAAATGGGCTCTATTCTATAAAGATCTTTAATTGACTTTTTCAAACTTATAACCTTTATATTCATTAGATCTTCTATTTTTCATTATATCAACAATAGTATTTTGAGCTATTTTAAGATGACGAACAACGGCAGATTGACTTTCATATATAACACATTTTCCTGTTTTTATTTCAATAACTTTAACCTTTTTGCTTGATATATCCATAGCTTTTTTTAAACAGCCGCTTTTTTTCCAAAGGGATAGACTTTTAATATATTCACCATGTTCTTTTAGTTTATCGCCTGTCCAATATTCTCGAAATCCCTTTATTCTTTTCTTTTTTTGTTCAATATCGAGATTTTTCCATCTTTTTTTCTCAATTTTAGACTTTTTAGCTTTATTATCTTCAGTCCAGTATTGTTTGCTTTTTTTAGACCATCTAGAAACGTAAAATTCGTGTTCTTCTTCCGATAGGTTATCCCAGAAGGTATGCCAGGTTTTAGAAAGTTTATTTTTTAAAGTAGGATTATTTTTGTACAATAATTTTAACCTGTTAGACTGTCTAATTTTAGAACTTTGTGTCCATGTTCCATTTCCGCCACCCCTTTTCATGTTATATCCATGTGGAGCTAATGAATTATATTCAGTAATTAACAGATCTTCTTGTTTATCTAATTCTTCTTTATTTGAACAATTATATATAACTTCTATTGAAAAATTGGATGGACCATATTTTAGAATTGCTTTATGTAAAATAGATTTAGTCTTAGAATTTAAACCCTGGAGTTTAGATGCGGTTTTATGTAGATTCCATCGTTTATTTATACTAGTAGTAGTTTGACCGATGTATATTTTATTATTTAACAGATTTGTAATTTTATAAATAATACCGTAAGACATTGTACTAGTATATCACTATTTTACATTAAATCAAGAAGTTTTAGAGTTTATACTAATCAATCTTTATTATTTACATAAAAAAAGAGGCTCCGGTTAGGGAGCCTCATAAAGACTTGATTTAACTAGTCTTTTTAATAGCTTTAGCTATTCACAATGTTAAAGATTTTGACAAGCTTCGCAGGAGCTTCGCAAAACAGGGTCTGATCCGTGTATGCGCGAAGTTCATAACCAGCGTTGTTTGTGAGTTCCAGGAAGAACTCCTCTTGAGGACGTCCAGGCATTTTGAACGAAATGTCCATAGCGCCGATACGCTTCAAAAGCTTAGGTGGGAACAAGAAGGCTTCTCCTTCTTTAACATAGATCGAAGAAACAATGTCAATTCGACCGTTTTGTCCAAAGAATGAGTACTCAACTGATCCGTTTTCAAGTTTGCTTCCTTTGTAGCTATCATCGTAACGACGAAGAGCCGCTTGGTCAGAAGAAATGTTTGCCCATGTTTTCGGAGAAATCATGCAAACTACATCTTCATCAAGACCACGCTCAACGGCTCGTGAAAGAGCGTTAAGAATCTTGCTGAAAGAAAGAGCAACACCCAGGTTATCAATAACGTTTCCACGCCAGAGGGCATAGGAAGCGGCATCGATATTGTAGAGCGAACCGGTGTTCGATACAATACGATCCAAACCAAAGATGTCGTTGTTAAGAGCACCACGAGGAATCATATAGGCTCCAGTGGCGATAGCAGCGTCGATTGCAGTCAAATCTGCACCGTTTCCAGTAACAGAAATTTGACGAGCTGTCAAGTCAACAGCAGCAACGATAACAGCGGCTGTGGAGTTCAAAAGAACCGTAGGGCCAGTGTGTGTTGCAGTGTCGATTACATCGAGACGCATACCTTCGGAACCTGCCCAGATACCAGAAGCCCAATCGGCTGCCAAGATGGTATATGTACGGGAAGTACCAGCACCAGTTTGCGAATCAATTTTAGCAAGGTTTCTACGTCCATAGAGGTTAGAAACTTCAAGCCGTTTAGCCATCGAGTTTACCATGTTCTTCACCATGAGTGAAGTGGCTTTTACGAAAGCTTTTTTATCGTTAGAAGCACGAGCCGCTGCCTCATAGCTCATCGAAGCACGAATAAGCATTTGAGAACCTTCAACTTGAGCGTCCTTGAATACGGCAGCTACTGCATCTTGAAGTGCAAATGCACCCAAAGAGGGGTTAGCGGCAGAATAAGTTACGCCGTGTTCGTGTGAAAGTTGAACCATTTGTATTCAATAAAGATCGCTACTCTTTATCCGCTTTCGCTGCTTACAGTTACCTGTAAGATTAGACTATATCTTCATCCGATTAAGGATGGTTCCCGCTTCCCGCCGCTTGGCAGTACGACCTTTCGGTCTAGTCGTTGAACGTTCCTCTTATGAGGCTTCGCTGCTGATTGTCCCTATTTGGGAGTTTCCAGCAATTCAGGAACTGTTTATCTAATTATTTCTAATTAGAGGCCCTGTTCTTAAGGCTGGTGATAAAAATTTCCAAGTTCTTTGCTCGACTCTACATAGTTAACTAGTTTAAGAAATTTAACGCCATCCGGAATCAAGTTCTTGATTTCGTTGGAATATACTTCCTTCGCTTTACTTTATCTCACTATTACTAGGAGGTTGGACTATATCATCAGATTTAGTAGATTTAAACCTACGATCTGGTACGCGCTGTAATATTCGTAATTGATAAACTTGCTCTATATGTCTAAATTTATACTGCATACTTTTAAATTGCAATATAAAATCTCTAATAATTCCCCATAGTTTTAAGCTATCTTCTTGTGTAAACTTTATATAAGGATAAGACTTATTTTGTTGTTTACTATGAGCATATTTAATCTTTGCATTGACATTAAATTGCGTTTTAAACCATTTAATGATGACTTCTTGAGTAGGTATACTTTGATCACAAGTAAAAATTCTTAATCTACTAGATATACTATTAGGAGATTTAATATTTTTACCGACTTCTGCATAACCATCGTCTGCAAGCCAAATTGCTAATGCAAATGCGGGATTATTAATAAACGGAAGAATTTTAGCTATATCTTTTTTATTATTAGGATAACAAAATTTTCTCCAGGCTCTAAATCTTTTTGTACATAGACTTAGTTGAACTGATTTACCTTTGTGTCCGGTTCTTACTTTGATGTTTTTATTAAAAATAGTTGAAAGTAAACTTGCTTTCCAGCTTTGATAGTCAGCCTGTTTAATTCCATGATCTATTGTTAAACCACCGAAGATTCTGCCATTATTTTTAATATAATGCAGACAACCATCTCCTAATACTAAAGATAGTACCATGCTTCGTTTATCTTTATTGAGCATTTTATTTATCTCCAACGCCATACGGCTAAGGATAATTACTATATGTAGTCTCTGAACCTTCCGTATCTCTACGGCTTGGCTGCTGATTGTCCTTTTCAGGAGTTCCAGCAATTCACGTACTTTTCTAGCAAACTATTGTTTGTCTAGGAGGGGTTAACAACTTTACCTCACAACTTCAAGGAATTTAAAGTTACCATTAAGTGTCGATACTGTGTTTGATCCAGACATTTTACAATATCTCCTTAATTAAATATTTGTTGTTATTTGATATATTAACGTTACTTTTTTCATCTACCGCCCTATTAAGGGTAGGAATTGAAATATAGGCGTAAGTGCATTCAAATACCAACAAGCTTATTATTTAAGGGATAGCAGATGCGTCCCAATGTAATAGAAAGTTGGGTTTTACTAGGCTTACATTACTACTTATTAAACAATTACAACGAGTTGTATATAAAAAACAAAAGACCACCCGAAGGTGGTCTAATGTAAAGTTAATTAATAATAAGAATTACTAACTTATTGATTTACTTATATTTTTCTTCAAGGTTCTTAAAGAAATCAGCAGCTTTGATCTTTTTAGATCCTGTTTCCGATTCCTGTCTAGGGGTTGCAACAGGAGTTGTTTTAACAGGATTCTTAGGTGCCTTGTCTTTTACTTTTCTCAATTCATGTTCACGAATTTTCTTAAGGTTATCTTCACCCAGGAGCTGGAGCATAGAATCTACATCAAGAGTTCCATACATTCCGCGCAGTTCTTCTTCAACTTCCTGTTTAACAAGAGGAGCGACATCCAATGGGTCAATTTCATAACCGTTTTCAAGAGCAACATAAAGTTTTTCTGCAATACGGCTAATTGTACGCTCATTACGAGGAAGTTTATACGTTTCAATTGCTTTAATAATTTTATCAGAAAGTTCAGCTTCATAGTGACGCTGAAGTTCAGAAATACGATTTGCTTTTTCTTCGTCTTCTTTCTTTTTCTTTTGTTCTTCGTATTCTGCTAATTTTTGTTCCATTTCCATGATTTTGCGTTGTTCATCAGTAAGAACTTCCTTTTGAAGTTCAGCGCGAAGATATTCTTCGGCCATTTGACGAACATCAAATCCTAGGCGCTGAAGTGCCTTTTCGGGATTGGTTTGAAGAAGTTCAACAATTGCTTCAGCTTGACGAATTTTATCACTAGCTTGTTGAAATTTTTCATTTGCAGCAAGACCTAACTGTGCCAAGCGCACCATGTCATTGTAGTCTTGAATTTCTCGTTTTTTACCATTTACCTTTAGAATTTCTTTACCCTTTTTAGTTTTCCAGAGTTCTGCAAAGTCTTCAAGAGCATCTTCTACAATTTCTTCTGCAGATTTTTTAGCAGCAGCTTCTTGTTCTTTTTGTTCGGTTGCAGCAGTTTCTGCCATTTCAACGGCTTCATCTACGCCTTGTTCAATGGTGTGCTCACCTGGTAAGTTATTTTCGTTTACAACGCTTTCAGAAGCGGTGGGTTGTGTTGATACCGAAGCGTCCGCTCCAGCAGATTGACTTTCTGACATATGTTCTCCTTAGTACGCCCATTTCTGGGTAGTTTATGGTTTAGAGCCGCCCTTGGTTAGGCTCTTACAATACTACTTATTAATTAACATTTAACAATGTAAAATTTGGACTTTTACTTAAAATTTTATAAATATCTTCTGGGGTTGCTGTGTTAAGATCTAGACAATTAAACTCTTTGTAATTATTTTCTAATAAGAATCTTAAAACTATTTCCGAACAAACGTAGTCTTTTTTAAAGGGGTTGTATTTTAATTTAAAAAGCTTTGCAATGGGGTATCCTAGGATTTGTAAATAACCGTAATTTTTACCTAGATAGGGATATAAAGGTTTGATTGAAGGCTGCCCTTTAATGTTATAAATAGCCCTTTTTTTATCATTTCTACGGCTCCAGAGGCTTAATTTTACCCCTCCTGATAGTGTAGACTCAAATACAAGATTTTCACCCTCTAAATCGTCGTCTAGTGCTATTAAACAATGGCTCCATTCAGACTTTGTAAACCATCGAATTAGCTTTGCACCCCAACGATCAGATTGTGTAAATACAATTTTCATATTATGGCACAAATATCTTAATAAACATCAAAAGCTCATGTTGTAAACCTGCAGCGTGGTGAAATACAAAATTAAATCGACCTGAATGATTTACGCTATCATAATTAATTTTTTTAGGTACATATCCATCAATATCAACAACTTTTCCAGTCCCCATCATTTCTAAATGACCTTCATTTATAAAGTGAATTTGTCCGCCATATGCTTCTGGAATTGTTGGTGCAAAAATTGCATGTACTATTAATGAAGAAGCAGGAACAGAGGCTTGATATATTCCGCCCCCAATGATTTCATACGTAAAAGGTGGCTCAAACTCTACGACAGTTTTAACCGCATCACCTTCATTTGCCGAATCTGTAATTTCTATTCCGTTTATATCAAATAATTTAAGAGTGGAATAATCATAAGAAGTTCCATCTTCTTTACGTTCTTTTAAGCTATCTAAATCTGAAGTCTTAAAATAAATATGGTGAGTTTTAAATTTAGCACCATTTGCTGCAATTTTAAGACGTTGAAGTGGAACTCCGTCACTATCTCGACTTTCATCTAATTTTACTAGGGTTCCTTGTAAAGCTGAAAGTTGTTCAACAATTGTGTTATATTCTGTACCATTTTTTATAATTTTTAAACTGTTATTAGAAATATATTGAATAACTTCATTATTATTTGCCCAGCTGAGTTCATCGTTAAATGGAACATCATAAGTTTGACCGGCATCAATTTTAATATAATTTACAATTATATCTTCTTCAGTAATATTTTTTATTTGAAGCATATTAATATCCTTCTATTTCTAAAGAAATTAAAGCGTTGTGTACAGAAACTACATTTGAGTTTCCAGTTTGTGTTATAAATTTTAAAGCTAGTAATTGTCCAGCTGTAACTTGAATTCCTAAATTTTCAATAGTTCCTGTAAAATTTGTATTTACAGCGCTATTTCCAAAATTACCAATTGTCAAACTTGCAGTTGCAAATGTTATGTTAACATCTCCTAGTTTTGTACCTTGACCGCCGGCAACGCCCACATTCCATAGTTCATATCTTAATGTCATATTTGCAGCAGGAGTTCCAGTCGATTGGGCAATTCCTCTATTTCTAAACATTACTTTTCTAATTGTACCGTTAAAAGGACATAAAATAGGCGAACTGTTTGAAAATTGCCATCCATTAGAAGGTTCACTAGATCTTCTAGAACCGCTACCATCGTGTTGCCAAGAATATAAATATTGATTAAAATTCATTTGTCCAACAAATTGAAATTGTACAGGAAAGGTTCTTTGTTGTTTTTGTGCAAAAACCCAACGATTTAGAGTTGTATTGTATATCAAATGAATTGATTGATTTTGAAATAGATTTAAATTATTATTTAAAGATAATCGATTATTAACAGAAGATGATAAACTTTGATTTAATAAAGATAAATAACCAGTGCCTGTGTATAAAATTATTAAATGTTTTCCATCTGAACCATTTGCAAAACCTGAAATTATAGGCCCAGAGTTATTTGTAAAATGTAAAAAAGAAATATTATCTGTTGACAAATTGTTAATAGTGCCACTTGCAGCACTAACAGATTGCCTGGTTGCAAAATCTCCATTTACATCCAAGATCGTATTTGGAGTTGTAGTGTTTAATCCTAATTCTCCACTTAATAAATATCTAGAACGTTCTATACCATTTGTAGTAATTTTTATATTACCGGACTCAGAATCAATTAAAGTGTTATCACTATTTTCAAAAGCTACACCTTTTACAGCAGCATAATCCTCTGTTGGATTCATTTCGGTAGGAATAGGAACAGTTTGATTTCCATCATCAATCTCTTCTAATCCTAGAGGTTTTACTTTATCTACTGCCATAACTATAACTTTTGAAAATAGGCGGGAATAATCCCGCCATATTTATTAAGAACGACGGCCTAATTGTTGAATATCAATAAACAATTCAGATGCGCTTCGTGCATACCCTACTTGAACAATTGTATTTCCAGCTCCCGTAGGAACAGAATTCACAACCGCACCGGCAGTTGCTGCTGATAAATAGTATCTATCACCTGCTGTTAAACCTGCAAAACCTGCAAGCTGTCCAGCTGAACGAACTTCAACTGGATTAGTTGCAGTTGCTGCTGCCGTTGCAAAACCAATCGCTCGCGAAGGTGCCCCACCTGCGGATGCTACTGCAGGGCTTACATTGTCAGCGGATGAAATGTAGACAACATCTCGTGCAGAAATACTAACTTCTGCAGTAAAAAGATTATCAAGATTTGCAGCAGAAGTAACTGTAGATTGATCGTCCCATGCTGCGCCATCCCAGATATAAAGACGATTGTTTGAGCTATCCCAAACCATGTGTCCTTCTCCACCGGATGTGGGCGAAGCGGTTGGTGCACCAGCAAGAGCAGGAAGACGAAATGCATCAACTTCTCCAGCAACGTCTGTAATTACAGGAAACGTTACATCCCCAGTGGTTGCCATTACATTTGCTCGGTCTTTTGCCATGATGTCATCAATCAAAAGATTGCCGGCTGTTTGGTTAATAGTTCCAGTTGTAGGATCGTTAAAAACAAGATCTTGAATGTCAGAAACGTCAAGATTGTTCATATCGAGTCCAGTACCGGAAAGAACAGGACCACCACCTTGAACTGTGAATGAATTTAAGGTGATATCGTCTGCTGCGGTGTTCATTTCAACTGGAACACCATCTGCATCGATTTTTAATAGTTTAATTTGTGCCATATTTTAAATTTCTCCAATAAATAAGCTTACTTAGAATAACAACAGATAACATAGATAACCGTAACCTGCAGGAGTTACCTTACCATACTACTTATTAAAGTTATTCCTTTACAATTCTAGAGATAGTTAAATCGTCACCGATAATGCAGTCATTAAGAGAAATTTTATGTTTTTTCTCCATTTTTTGTTTAAAATCATCATATTCGGTTTTTAATCTAGTTACAGTGGCTTTATAATCTTCCGTATTAATTTTATATAGTTGCATCTTTAAACGACTAATTTCAATTTCTTTTTCCATGAGGATGTACTGTAATTGACGTATTTTTAACTCTTCTTCCGCTTTTTTCCATTCGCTAACGCTAGTTCTCCACTCCCAGTATTCTTCTGGTTTAAACTTGCCTATTTGTTTTAAGTCTTCTCCCATGGTGGATTCTCCTTAGTGTACTAAATCTTTTACTTGTTCAGTTAAACCTTTAAATTTAACAATATCACTATTGTTAAATTCTAATTTATAAGCATTCCACTGTTCGTCTGTTAAATCAAAGTAGTATTTACCTTTTTTTATTCCAATTTTCTCATACTTTGACATTTTAACGTCTTTAAACATTAAGAATGAAGTAAACCAAATGTCTGTAGTTGCTTTCATATTATGACCTTCTAAATCTTACGCCTTTCAATACAATAAGTTCTGTTCCACTAAATGCCTGACCAACTCTTATAACAACACTTCCAGGTGCTGTTGGTGGAGTTGTTGTTAATTCTCCTGCTATAGTAGAACTTAAATAATAATCTTCATTTTCACTTAAACCAGTAAAAATTGAACTAGATAATCCAAGGATTCTAACATTTGCAAGAGTTGATGATACTTTATTTTCAATAATTCCTATAACATTTCCATTTGTAGAATTATTTGCAATTGCTCTAATTGCTATTCCTGCGCTCATTCTGACTGCATGACTCACAAGAGCATCAGGTTCACAAGGAACATTTTCTAATACTACATTACCACCAGCGTCATCTCTTCTAACGTAATCAAAATTACCAGTAAAAGGATTAAATGTTATTTTATACTTAGCAACTGGCATATTAAGTCCTTGTCACCCTTTTTAATAAACCATCGGGGTAATATTCTAGATTTAATGTTGCTATAAGATTTGAATCTAAGTAATAAGTTGCAGTGGCAATTTCACCATCGGCCGGTCCACCACTTACATATGTAAGAAAAATTTCATCATAAATATCAGGGACAAGATTTCCCCCGACGTTTCGGACTCTTAATAGATTTGGATTTTCAGCATCAGGTACATTTGGTTGTTCATAAACCTTTTTTATGATTTGCTGAAAGTCGTAGTTATCGTTAATATTTCCAGCCATTTGTATTTGTAACCTTAACTAATTAGTAAACATTTTTTAACTATAATTACATTCCACCAGTTTGTGGGTTCCATTTTCCTCCACTTAGTGGATTTGTAGGACTTCCTGGTTGTTGGGGCATTTCTTGGCCCGGCTGCTCACCTGGTAACCCTTGTTGTAAAACTTGCTGATTTGTAGATGTAGTTTCTTGTCCGGTTCCAGCTGGCAATTGAGGCATTCCACCCATCATGGACTGTTGTGCAATTTGAGCTTGCATTTCTTGTTCACGCCTTAATACCGCTTGGTTTGGATCAAGATTATCCATTTGGGTTCTTCCTGGCTGTAGGGGTTGAATACCAAGCATTGAAAGGACATCTGGGTCTGCATTTTTCATAGCATTTACATGCTCTTCAATATGAATTCTACAAGCTCGCATCACTTCGGGATTCATTCGAGCTTCAATTGTTGATAATACCGATTTATGTTCCATGATGTGTTGCAAATGGTTATCTGTAATCAAAACTGGCGCTTCTTTTCCATCAGCAAGCCACTCATTTTCTTGTTTAATATATGTAAGTTCTCGAAGTGGTCCTTCTAGCATTACATCAAGATTTCCAGTTTTCATGACTGTCATGTATTGATCGGGTGATTTAATAAGACCCATCTGCATGAGATTGTTAGCCATTTCGAGTTTACCAGCGGTGGTATTATGAGTTACCGTAAAATCACCAAGAACAAAATGAGGTTCTTCTTTAAGAGTAAATCCATAATATGTTCCAGGTCCTGTTGATTTTATACTAATTCCATAGTTTAAATGGTTGTATTTATGCTTTGATTTATTAGCTTTTTTTCGTGGCAATCTAGTGGGTATTCTCCAGGTATCCCCAGAGATTGTGATTGAATTATATATACCTCTAGTTTTGTTTTGAGAAAACGATATTCGTTTTCTACTAGTAACTTTAAATCCAAGCGATCTGGCTAAATATATAATATCTTTAGCTAATTCATTATTTTTTTGTGTAATTACAAAGGTTTTTCCTGATATAAGAGTTCCGTCCGTATCTAAAATACCAGCTAAAAGTTCTAATCGTTTATTTGTTGAATTGATTTTATAAAGATCAGGAATATGTTTATTATTAATAACTCCGATAGATTTAAATGCATTTAATGCACAATTTCGATCATTTGATCCGTTTTGTTTAGAACTGGTAATAAAATACACTTTTGATTGATTATTTGGTTGATCTTGTACTCTGATATCATGCCCAACTGCTTTTGCGTATTCATACCATTCTTGTTTAATTTCTTCATCCATTGTGGTAATAGCTGGGGTATTTTTATGTCCGTCACCAAGCCAAAGACCAAGTTGATAAGGAGGAACTGGTGTGTCTTTATCTTGAAATTCTACTCCGGTTCTAAATCCCATGAATTTTTGTTGTTTTCCAGCTGGCCAAGTTAAAAACTCACCGACAGAAACGTCAACAATGTCATATTGTTTTAAACCATATCTACCATCTTTTGAACAATATTTAAGAGAAAGAATATGACTTTTATTGCAGCCATATAAAAGCTTAGGATTTGTTTTCTTATGATAAATATCAAACATTTCTTCTTGTCCAATGTTTACATTAGAAACTGTCCTTAGTTTGCTATCTGGTCCCATTACTTGTTCACCAATTTTTATGTCTTCTACTTTTTTAAGTGAACCGTCATACATTAATACTTTAGTTCCTTTTTTAAGACATTTAGAAAGAGGGTTACCTAAATCTACAATAACTCTATCAATATCTTTAAGATCATCACCTTTGAATGATTTAAGATTTGATTTATTATTTTTACCTGTAAGAATTGCGGTTCTTTCTACAGAAGCAAAATCTTTCAATGTTTTAATAATAGCCGTACCTACGTCTTCAATTAACTGAGCATATGACTGCTGAAGACCATTGTTAAACTGAATGGCCATCGATTGAACAAGTGCGAGAGAGTTACCAGAGCGAAGATTTGCTTCTGGATTTCCACGGGCGACTGAGTTTACACCAGAAATAGTTTCCATGGTTTTTTCAATTGTACCAAGGTAGTTAAAAATTTCAGGTGGCGTAAAGGTTAAATTAAGTGGTTCTGGTTTTCCTGCAGCAGGGTCATATTCAATAAAGTTTAAGCCGCCACCAAGTTGACTAACAGTTAAGTTATGTCCTTGGGGTGCTGCAATATTTTGTACACCAAAGGTACTTTGGTTTGTTACAATTGTACTATGTAATGCATCTGTAATATCTTGAAGAGCTAATAAATCAAAAGCTGCTGTATATCCAAAGGGGGTTTGAATTTGATTTGAAGGAGTAATTCTGTATAAAGGAATATCTCTATATGGTAAATCGCCGTCGTAAAACACAACATCATTATCAATAAATGTAATATATCGACCATTAGGCATTGATTCTGTTCGTCTATGATACCATTCATATACGGGAATCAAATCTGAAGATGTTGTATAATTAAAGTTAATAAACATATATTCAAAATCAAGACGATCTTTTGTACTAATTGTCATTAGTTCGTCTTTTAATTCTGGATATTTTGACATTAGTTCATATCGATTTTTAAAACTTCTAACAATCATCCAGTCGTGTTCATTTGCATCTGGTTGAAATACATCACGAATTACGTCCATTGGATTATGAACTGAGAATTTAATATCTCCAGTAAAAACTGTTTTACCTTCATTATCAACCATATATTCGTCACCAAGGCTGGTATCCCAGCTTAGTCGAATAAAGGCCTCACCAAATATTAGAGAAGTTTCTACAGAATCTCTCAAGTATCTTTCTAGTTTTCTTTCTCGCATGTAGTAATCAAGAATACTATTAGCAAGTACAGTTTGTGAAAGAGATTTATAATCAGTATTGGTGGCACGAGCGTCCATTGAGGGGCGAGTGCTAGTTGTCATAACTAGCATATGTTGCACAATATTTCGTAATTGATTTACTTTAATTAAAGAAAGTTCACCCTGGGCTCCGCCATATGTTACTTCTGAAGAAGTATGACCTTGGCCTGCACTACTAAATCCATAATATGCCAGATAGCATTTTCGCATTCGGCGAAAAATACCGGTTGTCGAGATATGACTATACCAGTCTTCAATTTTTTTTCTGAGTTCGGAACAGACTTCTGTTTTTTCAAGCTGTGCCCAATATTCTTCTCTATTATCTGACATAACACCTAACCTTACTATACTACTTATTAACGCTATTCTTTACCAAAACGCTTGTTAAAGTCGCCTAAAAGGGCTTTTTTCATTATTTCAGCATTAGAACTTTTATTTGTATAATTGCTTGGATGAACGTACATTGTATCAATATTTAATCCTAGCCCCGGTGGGTATGGATTTTTCTGTTTGTTTAAATTACGAATTAAATAAATAAGAGCCATAAGGACGTCAAAGTGTCCCCTACTATCTTCATCTGAGCGAGCAAATTTTCTGCCACTGTTATCCCATACGGCGTATTTAAGTTCTGCTATTAGGTTCTTACAACGAGGATTAATGATAATTTGTTTATTATAAAGCATAACCCTAAGCTCATTAACAGCAGCCAAAGGGTCGTCATTTCTAGTTTTTACAAATTTTAAACTGTTTGGAGGAGCATTTAAATCAGCTATAGTAATATCATTACCGTCTACAACTCTTTTATAAGGTTGTTTTACTGTTCCATTAAATTCCCAGCAGGATTTCTCTTTTTCTTTAACAATTTCAGCTATTTTGCTACTAGTCGGTTTGCTAAACATAGCCTCATCTTCTATAATAAGCTTGGCATTTAAAAAATCCCAGTATGCAAAAACAATACCGGTATTATCAACATACCCTAAGTCAGCAGAAGTGTAACTATCATAAAATGCTGGTCTAGGCCATTCTTGAACCAATTCTTTCATTAATTCTTCAGTTGCCTCTGGAACAACAGCATCTTTTGCGCTAGTTATAAATTCCGCGAGGTACTCTCTTCTCCAAGCGTCACTATTTTCTCCTCCAGAGGCCTCGATTAGATCTTTTAACTGTCTAGAGTCAATTAGGGGGTTATCATATATTGTTTTTTTAATATAATTACCATTAACTTCTGCCTGTCTAACATATTTTACAAAGGCGTGATCTGGTGAAACTGGAGGAGTAGAAGAAAGAATAATTCTTCCTCTGGTCGTTGAAATCATAGGAACAAGAATTGAAGAAACTAGGTAGCTTAAATCGTCAATAAAGCCCGCTTCGTCGCATAATACAAGATGAAATACTTGCCCCCTGAGGTTTTCTGCTCTACCAGCATCAGTTCCTGCTATGTGTATTTCACTTCCATTGTCAAAAATATAAACTTGTTCGTTTACTTTATAAGTAGGTTTAAGGTCTCTTGGACAATCAATAAGAATTTGACGAATACGAGGAACAATAATTTTTTTAACCATTTTTGCTTGGGGGGCAATATATGCTATTTTAGCGCCGGGGTTTTTTAATGCATATTCGATAGCATATGCACACAACATATATGATTTTCCCAACTGCCGCGAACAAAGAATAACAAAAATAGAAGATGAACTATTGTTTATAGCATCATAGATTTCTACTTGAGTTTTATGTAATTTCCACGAAAGTACTCCGGCTTTCCAAAGTTTAGCTTTCGCTTCCTCCAGTTCCTGGGTCATAAGGACTACTCTGTACGATCTTTAAAAGATCTTTAATTTCTTTATCAGATTTAGGTTTAGTTTCAGTATTTGGCACTTTAATATTTTCTTCAAAATTAGATATTTTAGATAAAAGTTCAAGTGCCTTGAGGTCTTCTAATGACAGACCGGCAGGTGAAATAGACTTTTGATAGTATTTTGCTATCTCAGTAACTATAATTTGATATAGTTGATGTTTGACGTTTTTATAATTCATTACTTAAGATTCTTAAATCCCATTGCTGCAGCAATAGATCCCACTCTGTCAGCAAGGTCTTTTAGTTTACCTTTAGTTTCTTCAATCTCTTTATTCTGTTGGGCATCAAGAGCTTTCATTTTAACATTAATGCGTCTCTTTCCATAATGAGCTAAAAGACCAATTAATAGTGCGCCTAAATCCGCAACCGATGGGTCAACAGCAAGTGCTACTTTTACAATAATAACTAAAAGAGCAATATTAACTAAAGATATTTGATTAAAATTTTCATCTACTAAACGAAAAAATCTACCGGTTTTTAATAGTAAATTTAACAAATTATCAATCTTTTGGTTTAAAAAATGTTTTAATTTAGCTAACATTATCGACCTTCAATAAATTTTGTGACAAACGAAATTTTGTAAACTTCTATAGCATGATCTTTATCCATGCATTCTTTCATTTTTTTATTTACAACTTTATCGTTCTTAATTTCATATTCAACAAAAACCCAGCCGGTGCCGGGTTCTTTTTCAATTGCATATGCAACTCTTACTGGAGAAGCTTGTTCTTGTTGTTTTTTAAGAATAGCTTGTTCCATTTTTTTAAGCTTTTCAGCTTCTTCTTTAGTATTTCTACCCATTTTTAGTTTCCTTAGATTTTTTATCAGAAGCGGGTTTTTCAGAACGAGAAGATGCTTTTTGTTCTACTTCTTGCAATTGTTTAGAAGTTTGTTGAATAATATTTTCAGCAAATTGTTGACAACGGATCAAGGCCACAGCGGCACTGCCTGGAAATTGACCTTGGGTAAGAAGTGATTTTAGTAAATTAAAAAGCTCAAGATTAGAATTAAGATTTCGCAATTCTACTTGTTCTTCTTGAGTAAAGATTACGGGACTATTTTCGTTTTTCATATGTTCTCCTATATAAGTTGTTTACAATAAACAATATTATATTAGTTGCTTATCTTATTGGTAAAGCTATGTAAAAAGGAAACTAGAACGATCATCGATTCATACTAACTTGTTGAGAATGCGTGTTCTAAGTATACCAGTTTACAATACTACTTATTAAATCACCCTACCGCAACTATTTACAATTACGGTAGGGTTATTTATTGGGTCAAGGGCAACTAATATTTTTTAAACAATGTTTCATTTAACTTTCTAGAGTCTCTGCTTATAATAAACATTTGAAAAAATCTATAAGCAAGGTTTAATAAAAAGTTAAAAGTAATTAAACTAACTAAAAATAAACAAATAACTGCCAGTGTATAAAAAATGTACATATTAATTAATGGGCGGTTCTTTATCGGTTTTAATTAAAGATAAAAAATCTACAGGTGTTTTCTTTTTAGGCGGAGTGGGGTCCATATCCTGTTGAAGAGCAGAAAGAAATTTCTCTGATAGTTCTTTAGCCATCTTTTGTTCTTTTTTATACAGTTCAAAAAACAAATAAGAGACTACACCAACACCAGTTAATACACCAAAAAAGCCTGCTACAAATGATTCAATCATAGCTTTCCTCCGGTTGAAAGAAGTTGAAGAACATCCTTTAAAGGTTTTTTAATAATAAAAGCACCCTGGGTAGTCACTACTTCTGTTTTATTTCCGGTCTCATCTGCAGGATCTGTTGTTACATATACAACTTGTCCTCTGTTCATATGAAGTTCAGTTCCATCGGGTCGAGTCATTACAATAAATTCACTGTTCATTATTTATTACCTCTTTGATTTCATTAACAAGTTCTTCTCCTAAAATTTCCTCAGCTTGCACTACAACTTCGGGCTTAGATATATTAGGATCTTTTTTTAATACTTTAAAGTATTGTCTAAGAACATCTCTTGCTACTGCTTCTAACATTATATTTTCTCTTTCAAGATTTTATCTACAAATTTATGCTTTTTAGCTTCTTCTGGTTCCATCCAGAAATCCCATTCCATCATATCATGAATATGTTTAATGTCAACATCAGAGCGAGTGTGTTTTAAAAGAATTTTAGCAAGTTTATTTCTAACCTTCTCGATTTGTTGAGCTTGTATTCTAATGTCGGTTTCTTTACCCTCAGCAAACCCGCTAGGTTGGTGGACCATTACTCTTGCGTTTGGAAGAATTGCCCTTTTGCCTTGTTCACCAGAGGCAAGCAAAATTGCTCCCATTGAGGCAGCTTGGCCTACGCATAAAGTATGAACCGGGGCTTTTATATGCTGAATAGTATCATAAATTGCTAATCCAGAAGTAACAGATCCTCCTGGGGAATTAATGTAGAGCTGAATAGGTTCATGATCTTGACTATTAAGAAATAATAACTGACCAACGATGCTGCTAGCAATATCGTCATCAATAGGGCCAGTAAGAAGAATGATACGATCTTTAAGAAGTCTTGAGTAGATATCATAAGCTCGTTCTCCTCTTGCTCCTTGCTCAATGACGATTGGTGTCATAATTAATCCTTTAAAACTTTTTTAAGATATTCTTCTCTGTTTTTCCAGGTGTTATTAAGTCTATGAACCATTGATAATAGATCTGTAAAATTATCATTGTGATTACGAATAGAATCAAAAACATGTGGTATTTGTTCGTCTTCAGTAAGTTCATTTTTAATTTTTTTAGATAACTGACTCCAGTTTTTATCTAATGCAATTAATTTATCTGTTAAAGAAAAAAGTGTATTTTTTACCTCTTCAAACTGTGGGCCAACTTCTTCTAGTTGTTTATTCAGCGAAGAGGTACTAATCGTTAAGATTGCATCTTTTAATTCTTCTAGATTATAATTTAACAATTCTTGTTTTACTTTATTAATTGACATATAATTAATCCTTTATTTATTACCAGCCATGGCTTCAGCTTCGGCTCGCATTTCGGCTGCAGCTTTAGCTTGTTTTTCATCAAAAGCTTTTTTCTGAGCTTCTAACTTTTCAAGAGTGTCAGTGTTTGAATCGATACTAACCGCAGTTACTGATTCAGGTTTAACTTTATATTTTAAACCTTTATACTGAACACTGTCCATTTCCAACCATTGACCGTCAACAGAAGTTACTACACCAGGATACATAACCTGATTAACCCAAAGTGTTACAACATCGCCTTTTTTTAATCCTAACATATAATTTCCTTTTCTTTTATGATTTTAATAATTAAATTTTGCACAACTACTAATTAATCGAATTTCAAAAGTTCCATTAATGTTACTAATTACATAATGACTTTGATTCGGTCTAGATGCATCCATAAATACACCTCGGAATCCACCAATGGTGGTATCTTCAGTAGAAATACCATGTTTTTCTAACAAAACGTGGTTTAAATTATCAACCATGGTTTTTAATACATAATCCATCAAAAGTCGGCTAGAATATAATTCTTTTAATTCATCCAGGGTAAATTCTACTCTTAGAATATAATTTTCAGTATAAACGGGAGTGTATTCAATTTTAGAGGCAGGTTCTAATTTAAAAGCCATAGCGCCTTTTGGTTGTTCTGTAATATTAAATTTAGTAAGCTTAGGTACTAATAAAGCACCGTTTTCATCTCTATTGTTATATTTAATATGATTTGTATTAAGTCTGCTTTCATACTGTTTAGCATGAGTACCAACATATTCGTTAATTTTTTGTACAAGTTCTTCAATATTTTCTTTTTCTAAATTCATTTTATTATTTTTCCTTTTTATAATTCAATTTAAACAGGAGGGTTAGTTCTTTGAAAAACTAACGCCTCCTGCTGTGTATTGGAAGCTACAAAAAAGGACCAGCAAATTTGCAGCTTTTATATAAAGTAACAGTTTATTGTTTTTTTGTCAAGTAGATATTAATCTTCGTAATCATTATAAAAAGTATAATCTCCATAATGATCGAATCTGTTTATAGAACCGGCCAGGCTACAAGAATATTTTATTAAATTAGTAATAGACGCCTTAGACCGTTTATTAATACTGGGCGTATAATATACTATTTCTAAATAATCTTCATCATTTACAATACAAATTCCACTGTGGCTGTCATTAAATCGGTGATCTTTTTGATTAATAGATTCAAATTGATTTTGTTCATGTAATCGTTTAAAGAAATTCATTTTACCACCGTCAGATGATCTAGTTTTTTAATAGTATATACCCCTAGAGATTGATTATAAGCTAAATTTCGCTTTATTGCATCCATGTATTCTGATGGAAAATTGGTAACTGTTTTATTTTCTTTAACAGATTTACCATTTTTAGAATAAATTCGATATGTTACAATATATTTATTCATAGGTTTAAATCTTTAATTAAGATAATCCTAATAGAATCAATAACTTGATTAATATCAGATTCATTATTTACAACAATATCTTCCTCTTGGTACGAGTTAAATTGATCATCTCTAGAGGATCTAATTGTCAGTGTATTTTTATTTTTCATTACAATAATTTTATACATAGTTACTTCCCTTTTAATTGATTCTTATATACCTTTAAGCCGTTTTTATTAAAAATTTTTTTGTTTACTTTTTGTAAATATAACGCAATCCAGAAAGCTAGTGTATTAAGGTTATTCATGATAGTTTATCATTACTCCAAATGAATTAAATTTTTCTCTAAAGTCTTTATTTATCCTGTTTGAAGGAAACATATCAAACATAGCGTTTTCATCTCCGAGTAAATGAACTAAATTGGGTATATAATCTCTTGTAGTGAATCTATGTTCAGTTATTGAGATTGTCGTTTGTTGTTGAAATCTATGGTCATTTTTAGTAAAATTCATATTGTATACCCTTTAGGGATTATTTTTATTATATTTCATAAATTTATACCTTTTGAGGTATAATTCAAGTTTATACCTTTTGGAGTATATTTTTATTTAACTACTTCCAAATGGGTTATCTTAGAAATACTATAAGTACCTATTTGAAGATCTGGTCTATTCATCATAAGGTCGGCTTTAATGCGCTCAAGGTATTCCCAGGGGTTTTCAGTGACAACTGAGATTTCATGGGGGAGTTCCTCATAATTGTAGCTATAAAGCGTATAAACCAGTTTATATCGTTTTTGTGTCATGTTATTCCCAGATTACCACGTTTTTATCAGAAGCGACATCATAGATCATATCTCGCACCTCTTTGATATCTATGGTGGTTTTATCTTCGTATTTCATATATCCACGCAAGAGGTTATCTACTTCCTGTAAAACGGCAAGATACTTAGAACCGTTTAAAGCGTGTTGATACTCTTGACTTTCAGTTGGAAGATTAAATTCGATTGTTACTTTCATACGTTGTTTAACACCTTTGCCATCGATGAACGGTTTTTCTTAATTTTTAAACTTTTAACTAGTTGATCGAGCTTTTCTAACGGTAGCTTAAAGAGGGCCTCTTCGCCTGCTTTTATTGGTTCAAAATTAGCATTATTTGCAAGTTTTGCTACCCTTTTAGCTGCGATTGGGCTGCGAACAATACAACCCACTAGCGAACCAGAAAACTCGTAAATTTCCCCATATTTTGATGCAGAAGCAAGTTCATTCGTTTCCGAATTCTTGCAAGCAAGCACTTTATTGAACAATTTCAAGCTTGTAGGTTTCCAGTGGTTATGTTTCATAATTCAAATATCTATTCTATTTTTTAGTTAAGTGTTTGTTTTATTTAAATTTTATATCAAAAAAATCTATTCTATTTACTCGCACACTGTTATCCTATCTTATTTTTATAAAATTTGCAAGCATGTATACTGTCGCATGTGTAAAAGGACCAACGGGTAGACTTGAATGTTGCATACTAGAGCGCGTATATTGGCTTATAGGCGACTTATACTGATGATTAAGGTGATGATGTTGACTGGTAGGCTAGGCTGCTGCTATAGGCTTATTGTGAGCGTATACGAGCATTCTGTATAGTTTTATAATAAAATTGTACACAGGCGCTCTCTTAGCCTATTGCCATATACACCCGTCCACGTTTGCAATGGTCCCAGTACCCCCCTCCTGTTTACAGTGTGCATACAGTTGCACAGTGTACTGTATACCTCATGCAAGAAACGTGCCTACTGTATACAAGCATGCAACAGTTGCATATGCAATCTAATGCACACTACAATTTGCATATTAATCATCAGTGACCCAAACCCAATTGCAGTTGACGGATAATAGTATGCATTGTGATCACGGTATGCGGAGTATGGTTAAGATGCTAACCATTATGGTTTGTAGTGTATTGCTTACAGGGAGACTTGGGTGCCCTAGTGTACAAGGATGCGGTATAAGGCACGCGGTAAGCTTTAACGATGCTTATGAGTACACTATGCGTGCTTATAGCTAGGATTACTTATACCTAGTTCTATACCATAGATCTTTATATATTAGCGTACTTATCCGTGTATTATCAGTGTTTATTCGGTGTTGTTCTTTAGGGTGACAATTCTTGTCCTTTTGGTATTGTGTAAGGGGTTGGAATGCTTGAGGTTGTCGCTTATTGTCCATTTTAGGGGTGAATATTGTTTACTTGCTCTATTCTGCTTTTGCACTGATAACTTTGTTTACTTGTGATTTCAAAGGGTTAG